GAAACCGGTTCCCTTTTCTGCAAGACTCAGTAGGGTGGCGGGTTCGGAACTTTCCACTCTGTTTACGGTGTCTACACTTACAGGGACCTCAAACGCTTCTAGTGGTACAGTTCCTTGAGTCGCAGCTTCTTGAGTCGCAGCTTCTTGAGGTGCCACTACTTGGGGCGCAGCCCCCTGCGGAGCCGCAGTCGCCGCCGATGCTCCTTGGGACCGAGCGGACATCGCTTCTCGCAACATTGGCAGATTTTCTGCCATGCCCGGTATGGTTACAGTATCCCCATTTTCATCTATGGTCGTTACGGGCTTGCTCAAAAGAGCATTTGCCGCCTGCACCAGAGCAGTCTCGTCTGGGGTAGTCTCGCCTCTGGCATACCTACTGAGTAGTTCGGAGTTTGTGACAGTTTCATATGGCCAACGCGGGCCTAAGCCCCCGCCGTACTTACCCTCCCTTGACAAGCGCGCAGCTTCTAACCTTGTCTGTGCTCCCAAATCAGCGCGTGCATTCGCGCCTTGCTCTCGAAGAGCAGCCACAAGGATATCGCTCTGCTCTGATTGGAGCCGTGCGTTGTAGTCACGGATCTCCTGCTGCTCTTTCTCGCTTGCTTCAAGCGCATACAGAGAAAGCTGCCGACGAGTGTCTTGGATGTCCGATACGCGCTTCTGGATAGCTGCAGGAAGCGCGCTGAACGCTGCTGCAAAACGACCTAAGCCGTCGCCAGATAGCGCCTCTCCGCCCGGGCCGCGGTTCGCGGCGTACCCAAGTGCTGCACCTGCAATGTCGAACAGGATGTTTGCCTTGGCGGACTGCGTGCTGGGCGCAAGGCCAAGCTTTTCATACTGCGCCATGCGCCTTTGCATCGCGTCGTCAATGGAAATCTCTGCTTTTGGCTTCCCGAGGTTAGTCAAAAGATCCTCAAACGGAGAAGAAGGCATTTGAGTTGCAGACGGGGTCACGCCTTCTTCATCTGACCCATCTCTAAAACGTTGTACGAAGCCTCCATCCCGCATTTGGATCGGCGGCATACCTTCCGGCGGAATCGGCTGGCCATTCGGCCCCATCATTGCGCCACCGGGTGCCATACCGCCCCCGGGGGCTGGGGTAGCAGCAGCGAGCAGTGCTGCCATGTCACCGCCCGAGGGGGCAGGCGGGGCCGGTTGTGGCGGCATCCCCATTTCACCCCCGGGGGGCGGCGGCATCGGGGCCTGCGGTCCCTGAGCCATGGGCCCTGATTGGGGTAGCGCCCCAAGTCCAGCACCCTGCGCGAGGACCGGCTGCAGCATTGCGAGCACCGAGTCCGGCGTCTCTGCAGCGGCCTTGTACCCTACGAGGTCAGCAAGCTCTTCGCGGCGCGCGTCAACTGAGCGCATGTCGCCACGGAGGTTGTTCATGAGGATTTCTGGGGAATCCGGCTTCCGGTCGAGCATGCGAGCGGAGGAGCCTTCTTCGGAGTCTTCCTCCTCTTCAAGGTCATCCTCTTCTTCTCGAACCTTGTCGAGAAAGCCCTGCATGATTCCGACGTTTTCAACGTCGTCCATCATCTTGCCTCTCATTCGATGTTTTCTCGCTTCTCGTTAAATTCCGGCGGCTTTCGCGCCAGCATACGCCGTCAGTCCGGCCAATCCGATACCCGCCGCCTGCTGGAAGGGGCTTGGGCCTGCCTGACTTGCGGCTGCGGTGGACATCTGCGTGGACGGCGCACCGCGGTAGATGTCGGACAGGAACGATGCCTGCTGGTACGGAGCGTACAGCCGCTGCAGTTGCGTGGCGCGTGTTGCGTCGAGCGTCTGCTGGTTGTACGCCTGCTGCGCTTGGCCGACGTTGTAGAGCATGTTGATGTCGGCCTGTTGCATGCCCTGTGCTGCCTGACCGACGCCCAGTTGCTGCAGTCCCATCTGGCCGTACTGCTGTCCCAACCCACCAAGGCCCTGCGATATCTGCTGGCCAATCCCGAACTGCTGTCCTGCCAGTGCACCGATGCCTTGACCGATGTTCTGGAACTGGCCGGCCTGCTGGCCGTAGATCGCGGCCAGTGCTTGCGCAGCGTCCGTTCTCTGGCCTGCCTGCTGTGCGAGCAGGTTGGCGATGTTCTGCTGGATGCCTGACTCTTGTCCCGCGACCGCTGCCTGCTGTGCGGCGAGATTGCCATACCCTTGCGCGGCTTGCTGGTAGATGTTCGCGGCGCTTTGGCCCAGTTGAGCCTGCTGTACGCCAAGCTGCCCAAGCCCTTGGCCGGCGGCAACGACGTTCTGTGCAAGGTTCCCGTAGAGGCCTGCGGCACCTTGGCCGAGCTGTGCCTGCTGAACCGCTTGCTGGCCGGCCACTTGGCCGATGTTCGCGAGCTGTGCTGCGGCGGCCTGTTCGGCTGCTGCGCGCTGCGATTCCATCGAGCCGAGCGTCTGACCTGCCTGTACGCCGAGTGCGCCCTGCTGTGCTGCGAGCTGGGCGGCCTGTTGGCCAAGCTGTCCTTGCTGTACGCCGGCTCCAATCGCACCGGTGCCCGCGCCCTGCAGAATCTGTGCTGCTTGCTGACCGAGCTGTGCCTGCTGCGTCCCGGCGCCAATCTGGCCAATGCCGACCTGCCGAAGCATGTCTGCGGCCTGCTGACGCATCTGCGCTTGCGTAAGGCCGTATTGCCCTTGCAGGGCTTGGTTGGCGAGTGCCGCCTGCTGCGCGAACTGTGCGTTCTGTTGCGAGGAGGTCAGACCGGCTTGTTGGTTGGCCAGTGCGGCCTGAAGTGCCGCTTGCTGGTTCATGCCCTGCGCTTGCAGGCGGTTCGCTTCGTTCTGTACGTTCGCCTGCTGCTGGGAGGACAGGTTGGCGAGTGCCGTTTGTAGCCCGGCCTGCGTGCCCAACTGCTGGACACCCAACTGCGATGCAAGGTTCTGCTGGCCTACCGTGAGGCCTGCCTGCTGGTTTGCCTGTTGCGCTGCCAGTTGTGCCTGCTGCTCTACGTTGAACTGCTGCTGCGCTTGGCCGTAGGCTTCTTGAAGCCCTCTGGCACGGATATCTGCCTGCAGTTGTGCAAGGTTTCGAGCGGCTTCCGCTTCTACAACACCTTCCCGCTCGCCGCCGAATGCGCCTGTCCTGACAGCCTGTGCGGCCCGCGCTTGCCGTGCAATCTCGTCAGCGCGTTGCGCCTCTCGGACCTGCGTGTTGACGACTTCCTGCATGTACGGAGACATGTACTGCTGGATAGCGCCCGGAGCGGTAATGGTGCCCGTCGAAACGCGATCTGCCGGCCCCATCTGATAGGCTTGCAAGCCCGTCGGCGCTGCGGCTTGCGCGGCTTGGATAGTGCCTGTGCCGACCTGCCGTGCCCCGACCATGGGCGCTGCACCCATCTGAGCGGCCTGTGCCGTGGGCGCTGCTCCGAAGTTCGCGGCCTGTGCTGCCTGCTGCGCGGCAAGCTGCTGTGTGGCGATGCCCTGCGCGAACTCAGGACGCATAGCGGCTTCTTGTGCCTGCTGTGCGCCTTGGAACAGTGCGCCGATACCCTGCTGGATGGCAGGCTGTCCCGCTGCCTGCTGTGCCGCCAGAGCGGCTTGTTGGCCGGTGGTCAGGCCCTGTGCAACCGCCTGCTGTGCGCCGCCAAGTTGCGGTACGCCTTGTTGCGCTGCGGCACGAAGTCCTGCCGCTTGAAGCATCTGCTGCGAGCCGGTGAAGTCCGCCCCAGCCGCCTGCGCGGCCATGCGCTGCGCGTCGGACAGCCCGAGAATGCCTTGCCCGATGGTCGTAGTTGCGGGCTGTAGGGCCGCTTGGGACGAGCGTGCCGCCATGTTCTGTGCGGTCGCAAGCGCGTTAACGCCCGTTCCAATGTCTTGATAGGAACCGGCGAGTCGCCCCGTAACGTCAGATGCCAGCGCTCGCTGGCCTGCAAGGTCAAGGTAGCCAAGACCAGTGTTGATCTGTCCTACACCGCCGGCCATCCCCGCTGCCGCAGCACCGGCCTGTCCCATCGCGCTCTGTGCGCCAGCAAACTGCTGTCGAGTATCCGCCGCACGCAGGAGGTCTGCCGCCTCCGTGGTAGTACCCATGCCCCCAGCAAGCGCTTGGTTGGCAGCAGTGACATACGGCATGTAGGCGCCAACGCCCTGCTGCTCTGCCGCACGCATCGCGGCGACCTGAGCAGGGGAGAACCCGGCGACCTGATACCCGGGGAGCTGATCTGCAAATCCCTGTTGAAAGGCCAGATTTCGAGCTTGCTGCAGAAGCTGCAGCTTATACGCCTCGATCTCCGGCGCTTCACGTATGATCTGCTGTTGTACGGCGTCTGCCATGTTATTTTCCGCTAGTTAGCCCGTAGGTCAGCCGACCTTTCCGCCCTCAAGCATTTTCATCAACTTATACATGCGCCGCGCGCCCTTGCGGCGGCTTCCACCACCAGCGTTACGCACGGCTCTGGCCGTCATCACAAACTCACCGTCAGACAGCATCGCAGGGATCGAGTCAGAAGTCCCGGTCCCCGGGCCGTTGATCGGACCCGTCTTTCTCGGGTAATGCGTCTCGCCGCCATGCTTGAACGGGCGCGGTGCCATCGGATTAACGGCACCGCCCTGTGCATACGCCCGCGGCACTTGGTACATGTTGGGGAGGTTATACGGCTGTGGGATACCGCCCGGCATGTTGGTGATCGCGCCTTGCGGCACGTTGTACACGGGCACCTGCGGCGCCGTCTGCGGCATAGGCACCGTAAACAAGGGAATCTGCCCTGCGTCTGCGTTTGCGCCTTGAAGGCCGTAGGACGGGGTTTGGACTACGGGGTTATACGGCTGCAGCGTTGCAGGCTGCAGCGATCCGGTGAAGAGCTGCGGGTTGTCCCGGATGTAGTCCTCGCCCGTGTACGAGCTTTCGTACAGGGGGTTTGCCGCAACTTCTTCTTGCTGGAAACCGCCAGTGGCAGCAGACAGCCCCAGTCCAGTGGCCACGGCAGGCGCGTAGCGCAGCAGTGACGTGCCGGCTTCGATGTTGGGGTTGACGAGGAAAGCGTCCCTGAACGATGCAAACGTAGGGGAAGCGCCGCCGGGGGCGAGGGATTTTACGAAGTCCCCTGCTCGACTAAAGAACGTCGATGGGGGGAGCAGGTTTTCCGTGCCCTGCATGCCGAACGCATTTCCCGCCGCAGTTGCCGATGTCGCCCCCGGGCCTGTTCCAATTCTCTGCGGCAACGTGTTCAGATCAATTTCTTGGATGGCAGATGAACCGGGGGTAAAACGTGCGCCTTGAGGGGCTTCATTGTAGGCATACGACCGTGGCCCGGTAGGCGGCTGACCTGCGGGCGGCTGACCTGCTGCGGCAGCACGCGCGTTCTGGTATGCCGTCTTGGCGCCAACCGCAACGCCAGCAAGAAGGCCTGCCGTAGCGGCTTCCTTGGGCTTCATGCCGCCGAGAATGCCGGTCCCTGCGGTGGCTACGCCTGCTCCAATGCCCTTTGCAAGTGCCCCTGTGGCAGCGGTTCCAAGCGCTGAAGCCGCTTGTCCTGCAATTGCCGCACTGGGATTAAATGAGCCGATCGCGCCCCCGCCGCCAAAATAACCCATGGCGCTGGATACAAGGGCGTCCTTTAGGCTTCCGCCACCCACCAGAGTGACGGCGCCGGCGGCAATTCCGGCAGTAGCCGCAGTGCCTAGACCCGCTATCGCTCCCCCAAGTGATCCTCCGATTGCAGTTCCGATGCCCGGCAGCGCAACCGTCAACGCCACTGTAGCCAAAATACGGCCAATCGGGCTTTTAAGTACCTTCTTTACGGTATCTTTTACTTTCTTAAAGGCATTTTTGATGCCGCTGAACACCTTTTTCAAAAAGAACTCAGGCAGCCCCGTATCTGGGTTGATCGTCCCAGATCCGCCCATGCGCCGGAGCATCGCCGCTTCTTGCGGCGTAATATGCGCCAGCATGGTGTCCCCACGCCGGCCCTTCGACGCCAGATATTGCGCCATGTCGGCAAGGCCGCCACGTGCCATCTCCATCGGAGGCAAGCCTGCTACCGTAGGAGACACATCCATCACAGCACTAGCGTTGCTGGACAGCGTGTTCAGGTGCTCATTGATCGCCATCAGCGCAATGCCGATGAACGCCGGATCGTATTCTTCCGGCAAGTCATCGGCTTCCATCATGTCGCTGTCGATCAACTGCTGACGGATTCGCGGGTAGTCCGAAGGACTATTGGCAAGGTACTCAAAAACATCAATAAGATCAGCGGCTTCTGTCGCCGTCAGATCCAAGTCGGCAATGCTTTCCCGGACGGCCTGACGTACAGCAGCCGCCTGACTAGGGTCGTTCGTCGAAAGACCAAGCGCGGTCAGCGCGGCGTCATACGTGTCCGCACTGGAGACGTAAACCGGCTCTTGCTGCGGGGCCGGAGGAGCCTGCATGCCCTGCATATCAGGCAGGGCCATGATGCCTTCATTTGCCATGGTGGTCCTTTCCTTGTTCTGCCATAGGCCCGGCATGCGGGCCGCGCGTCTGGAAAGGACGCGAAGATGGCTCGATTATGATGGATGTCGTCACAGCCTGTCTACTTCAAGGTAGGACAGGTAGAAATTCACTGCAGCAGCACTGGAAGTCACCCGAAGGTTGTCTCCACTCTCAAGGACACACGGAATTCCGCTAAACACGTCAAACGTGCCGTTAACCTCAAGTGGCCTGTTTTTCTGCAGGTAATACGTGGTCCCTGTTCCAGTATGCGTGACTGTCACCTGCGAAGCAGCAGTTCCGTTGTTCGTGACCCGCAAAGAACGGACAACGGCTGAGTTTGCTTCTGGCACCGTATAGATGGTTGTCTCGGTTGCGGCAGATGGGATAAGGACTTTTCTGAAATACTTATTGGCCATGTCCGCCTCTATTCTGTCAGGTCATAGAACGTGAGTGACCCGACCGCATCCCCAGTGGTTGCACCAGAAACCGTGCGAATAGCAACAGTGTATACATCGCTAGTGCCGGCAATAGAAACGCCCAACTGCAAGTCAAAGTTGTACGCATTTGAGAAGCTGGTGTTCTGCGTTCCACCAGAGCCAGATGACGTCACATAATCCGTTTGAACAATCGTCCCGCCCGTCATCGCCGTGGCCGCAACGTCATACTCCACATTCGCGTCAGAAGGCACCGTAGCCGCCCATGTCGCACTAGTCAGCGTGGGGTTTTTGACCAGCGCTACTTCGTAGTTCTGACTGGTTGTTGGGAGCACCTGAACGCGGTTGGGCAGCACTATCGCCCCCGTCCTACCCGAGGCTAGGCGGATAGACACCAAGGGCAGGAACGTCGTTCCAATAGTGCCTAGAAGCGTTGTCCTTCGTGCAATGTGGTCAACCGACGTCTGCTGGAACCCGCCCTCTGATACGACAGTGCAGCAGATCGCCTTCATAGAAGCAGCAACCGCCGACGTGGTGCTCGTAATCTCGTAGCGAACCGGCAGGATTGCCGTGGTCATGTAGACGTTGGCAATGTCGTTAGCGTTGTTGAAGGTGTGGCAGACGATGTACTCACCGTTAATGATGAACCCACATCGTACCGATCCCACCCCAAGCCACTCAAAATCCATCCAAAAGATCTGAGCCTTAGACGGGTCCAGCACCAGCCCTGAAGGGCCAGTGCCGTCGAGCTTGTCGCCGTTCCACGAAGACTGGCTAACGGCCCGGGAGTCGCTGACGCTGCCCGTCACGTAGCTCCTCAAGACAAAGGAGTTCGTTGACCCCGTCCTCTTAAAGAACACACCGTTCTGCGCGTTGTAATAGCCCACCTGCTGCGTCAAGTTCGCGCTGGTACTGCTGTCCATCACAAAGGTGGCAAGTACAAGCAGCCCTTTACCCGGCTGGTACGGAAAAGAACGGTACGACTGACGAATTACGGAACCCACCCCGCTAGAGGTGACCTCCATCTTGACCGCCGCTTCGTTGGACAAGAACGTCGTCGTCCCTGTGCCGGTGGTGGATACGTCGAACTGATTGTCCGCGGCGTATCTGTTCTGACTGTCGAACAACGTGTAAGGCTCACTTACACGTTGCCGGCCAAACGCGTCAAGCGACGTCGGCGGAAATGAAATTGGATTCGGAAGCCCGTTTGTGTCCATGCCGCCCCCGCCGTCCCCGTACCAAGCATATGCCGAGTCTTTGTCCTCGGTAACTACAGGGGAATACGTGCTGTTAAGCTGAAAAATGACCTGTTCAAGCGAACGTACAAGCTGGTCGAACTGCTCGCGACTGTATACCTGCGAAGCCGCGTTCGGCAGACGGACGTTGAGTATCTTACTCATCGCATGCCATCAGGCTGGATATCGACCCGCATGGTGCCGAAGCGCCAGTTGGACCCAACCCCGTCGCTCGCAACACGAAGACTGATCTGCCTCCCGCGCGCCCGAGTGTCCACTTTCTCCGTGTTCGGCGAAATCACATATGGGTCAAGCGAACTTGGCACCGCCTCTCCCTGCGGATACGGACGAAGCAGCAGGTGCACCGTCAGGTTCTCAGTCTGATCCTTGAAGTCAGGGATGAAACGACGCATGTACATCATCTCGTCGCCGTCCCCAATGTCAAAGTAGCCGGACTTGATGTACGAAGGGATTGGATCGGTTACTGCGTTCACACCGTCTTCGTGGTAGTACACCCTTGAACGACCCGCCGTCAGGCCGTAAATAGTAGAGATCGTCGCCGCCGTTGAGGTCGAATCGTAGTCCGTGGCCAAGGGCTTGTCGTAAGTGCCAAGATCCTGCCACGACGTCCTCGCCAACGTGCCGACAGACCAGACGTCTTCAAGGTAGTTGTAGGTGACGAAGCGATTTATATAGTTCTGCCCAGAGGAACAGTACCACCACGTTACCTCGTTGAACTGCGTGTTGATGCCGACGTGCGTCTTAGCGGCTTCGACAATGTTAATGTCCTTAAACACATAGTCCTGCACCGTGCAGGGCAGTTTCTTCACCGTACCATCAAACACGTAGAACGCGTCCTTACTCATCCAATAGGACACGCCATTCACGTCCGCCGAAGCGTGCGGACCAATGCACCCGCAGTTGGCGCCCAACTGCTGGAAGCCAAAGGTGTACGGAGGGCCGACATACTGCATGCCATGCAAGGACGTGTCCGTCCAGATCAAAATCTGACCGCGAGAACGAAGCGCCGTTATGACTTCATTACCGTCCGTGAGCCGTTGTCCACCCGCCGTGTTCGTCGCCGTAGCGGTAAACTCCTCCAGATTCTCTTGACTGGAGAACCGCACATACATCGGATCCTGAGTGCTCGGCGTGCCAATCGTGGACTCCGTGCCAAAGCAGACCAAGTGCCGGTCAGGCGTCGAGACCAACGCATAACGGCTCTTTGTGGGGGCGTTTGGGATAGCCACGGCTCGTGTGGTAATGCCCGCGGAGGTGTCCCAGCGGTATACCCCGCCGTTAACGAGCTGGAGAATCAAGTCTTCTCCAAAGTTGTCAAACTGCCATACACGAGAGCTTAACGACAATGCGGAAGACTGTGGGCGTGCCGTGCCCCATGTAGACGAACCCCATGATCCGGTGCCCCAGCCAAAGTCGAAGTAACTAACGTCGGATCCGACGTTAATTTGGTACGCCGCAGTTGCACTGCCTGCAGTGGAAACAGTGCTTGAGGCTTGCGTAGGGGACTGAATTCGGTAAGAACTTCCAGAAATAACCTCGCGGATCTCAAACTCGTTTTGTAAGCTGGCGTTGGTAATCCCCCCGGGGTTCCCTGTAACGCTGGAGAACGTTACGAAGTCCCCGACAATCGCGCCGTGATTAGAGTCGTTCACCACCACATCAGTAGAGCCGGAAGTGGTGTCAAACGTGATTCCGGTTTCGGTGGCGCGAATCGGAGTGATGTCCGCCCATACCCCACCGTAGAAAACATAGACCTTTCGGGTAGTGCCAAGAGCAAGAGCCGGCGATCCAGCCAGATCGTTCCACGTGAACACCTCACTGGGCATGCCGAGAAAATACTCGGCAGACTCATTGAAGTTTGTCCAACCGCCCAGCTTCTCAGGCAAGCCATAGCGAAAGCGGATGTAATCGCCGTCGATCCACCCGCCTTCAGCACCGTACTCGGTGTTCTGCTTGTCGATGCCCGGCTTTAGAAAAAGTCGCAATAGAGGCATTTCGAGTCTCTACGTGATCTGGCTGGCGGCCGCGTCAAGTCTTCTTCTTGCGCGCGGCCCGCATGTTATCCACCAGATTAGGGTACGGCCTTCCCGCCTTCTTTGCCATCCGCTTTGCGGAGACCTTCTTGGCCGCAGTCAGCTTTTCCGGCTTTCCGAGCTTGGCCGGGCGCTTTTTTTCCCAAATAGGCTTTTCCATGCTTTACCCGTTCTTGTTGCCGATAGTTCGGGGAGATTTAGGAACTTCCGACACTTGTTGTGCCTTTAGGGACGACTCTGCCTGTTCTTTCATCTTCATGATTAACGGAAACGCCCCTGTTTTTGTCGGAAGCTCGCCCAACATAGATAGAATCGCGTTCAGTTCTTCTACCGTAAGGTTGATATCAACGCTCATGTAAACCCCTCAACAAAAGTGTTTATAAAAACGCGGTGGATCAGTGCAGATCCACCCACGAGGTGCCATTGTACACCTTCAGTTTGTTGCCGGTTGAGTTGTAGTAAACGTCTCCAGCTTCTGCCCCCGCAGGGTCCGCGGACAACGGGACGAAACGAACCTGCCCAGTGGATTTCACCCGCGCACGCTCAGTACCGTTAGTAGACACCCCTACCACGTCCGCCGCCGGGAAGAACACGCCTGTGTCCGTATCGGCAATGGTGGTCAGAGTTGGCGCTGCAGCCGTCCCTGCGCCTACCCGTACAGATCCCGCGAAGTAGTTAGGCGACGAGGCGTCATCAATGTAAATGCCCCAGCGGTTCGTCAGGGTGCCCGTAACGGTCGGTGCAGCGGCGTATAAAGCGTAGTAGTTCGTTACAGTGGCAGTGGCGCGGAAGACAATAGACGTTAAATTAACGCCGTAGGCGTTTGTTACGGTAGCGGTTACGGCCCCAGAGGATGCTCCAAAAGAAAATCTGGCATAGTAGGCACTTGCGTTAGTTACCGTAGATGACTTGTCACTGGCCGCGTCTGCGACAGCAGGCGCTGATTGCACCCCTGCTAGTGTTGTTGTTGTTCCGTTCCCAACATACGGCAGGAAAATACCCCCAGTTACGGATGCTGCAGACGCTGAGGTACCTACAGTTCCTTCTATCCCCGCAATACTCTGCGTTCCCAAAATAAGATTTGAGGCATGTGAAGATAGGTCTGACGAACTTGCCCTTACGGCAAGATTCCATGTCCCCACAAGCCCCACACGGCCAGATGCCCCAGAAGATGTTATATATGGGGTAAAATATCCTCCGTATAGAAAAAGAGCCGATGCCCCGCTTGCTCCGGAATTGGAGCCAAGGGGAGATGCAAAAAACCCAGCTAGTGTAGTTGATGCGGACCCATCTATTGCTAGGTTTTGGTTTTGAACTGTAAAAGAAGTTCTTCCTGTGGTGTTTGTTGCACCAGAAGGGGACGACGAGCTATATGAAGTATATGGGTATATGCCATACCCCGTTACCGCAACCCCACCCGCAGCGCTGGTGGTAGTGAAATCCGTCGTCGTTCCGACGAGAAGGTTCCCACTGCTGGTGATACGAGCGCGTTCTGTGTTGTTGGTTCCAAATGCTAGGTAACCGTTGGCACGCTGGTAGATAAACGCATTAATATCTGAACTACCGCCAAGTAGGCCAATATCAAATCCTGATGTATTGGCTGTGTTCTTAATTGACACATAGCCAGCATCAGCAAGAGTTGCGTTTGAAGTAGACTGCCCGACAGTGAGGTTGCCTGCAGCGTCCAGAGTCATCTTGGTTGTCAAAGCAGCGGTAGCCCCAGCAGTTCCGCTGCCTACTGAAGACCAGATGAACGCACCAGAAGACTGAGCAAAATAAGAAGCTGCTGCTGTGTTTACATATTTCCAAGTTCCCGTGGAGTCCAAGAACAAGTTTTGAGAAACGCCGCTATCTGTTGTATTGATGCTGAAAAGAGACCCAGCAGGGTTTTGAATGTTTTTTGTAGCGCTATTCCAAGCACTAGGCGTTACACCAATCCCAAGGTTTCCAGAAGAATCCACACGAACACGCTCAGTGCCATTAGTGCTCAAGGCAAGCGTGTTAGCAGCAGGCAGGTACATGCCGTTGCCAGTGGCAGTACCGCCAGTAGGGATTAGTTTGGTTGCAGAGGCAGTGCCCGTAGTTGCAAGGTTGGTACCGTCAAAGGTAACAGCACTACCACTGGTAGCCACCTTGCTGCCATTAAGGTACAAAAGGCCGTTTGCCGTCCCACCGTTCAAGGTTACGGTGGACGACGTCGTCAAGGTCGTAAACGTCCCCGCACCCGCCGAAGCCCCGCCAATGGTGACCCCGTCAATCGTCCCGGAGTCAATGTTGGCGTTAGTAATCGCCTGACTGTTGGCGTTCAGCGCCGCGCCCAATGTCGTAGCCGACAACGTAGTGAATGCGCCTGTGGCGGGCGTTGTCGCCCCAACCGTGCCGTTGATGTTGATACTAGCCGTGCCGGTCAGGTTCGTTACCGTACCGGAGGAAGGAGTTCCCAACGCCCCGCCGTTGACAACGAATGCCCCAGAACTGCCCGTGTTAACACCAAGCGCCGTGGCAACGCCCGTCCCGAAGGAGGTGATGCCCGTTCCGCCGTTTGCTACCGCAAGCGTGCCCCCAAGAGTAATTGCGCCCGTCGTCGCGCTTGAAGGCGTCAGGCCGGTAGCACCGGCACTGAACGAAGTAACCGCCCCTGTAGACGAAACAATGATGTTTGCCGTTGAGTACCATTGCGTCGTGCTCGACGCGTTGAACTCCATGTACCCGCCGACCACGATTGAAATCGGCGTGCTGGCGCCAAGCGCGTCAATGGCCCCGCCACTCGCCGGGAAGACGTTGATCGGGTTTGCGCCTTTATTGACGATGATAATCCGGCGCCCAGTGGTCGCCGTGGGCAGCGTTACCCCACTCGGGTTGTTTGACGCTGTCGTAACGATATTGTAGTCACTGGTCAGCGCACCCTGCCCTTGCGCATTGGTGCCCGCTGTTACGGCGGCGTTGGTGCTGAACGTTTCGCCCGACAAAGCAGGCGTAGTCAGGCTGGGACTCGTGCCAAACACCAGCGCCCCCGACCCCGTCTCGTCGGTGACCGCCGCCGCAAGGTTTGAACTAGAAGGCGTTCCAAGGAACGTCAGAATCCCCGTGCCCGTGGTGGTGGTAGAAGGCGCAGCGCCCGCACCGCCCCCGATCACCAGCGCATTCGCAGCAAGAACGCCCGAACTGGCTAGCGTGCTGGCGGCACTAAAGTACGGAAGTCCGCCAGAGGTGCCACCAGTCAGCCCCGTGCCGCCATTAGCGACAGGCAACGTTCCGGTCACCTCACTGGATAGGCTTACATTACTTGCGGTAAAAGCAGAAGTACCGTTCCCTTTCAAAACCCCCGTCAGGGTTGTCGCGCCACTGCCGCCTCGATTTACAGGCAGCGTGTTAATAGTCCCACCGTCTATAGGAAGGCCGGTAGCGTTGGTCAGAGTCAGGGCGCTTGGCGTGCCCAAGTTCGGAGTTGTCAGGGTAGGAGATGTGGCCAGTACGTTATTGCCCGTACCCGTGTTCGTCACGCTAGCGATGTTCTTGCTTGCGTCCAAAGCCAATGCAGTGCTAGCGGTCAAGCCAGAAAGTGTCGCCGTGCTACTAGCCGTCAACGTCGTGAAAGCCCCCGTAGACGCACTGCTCGCACCAATGGGCGTGCCGTCAATCGTCCCGCCGTTGATGTCTACAAAGTCGGACATCTGAATGACGTTCGTGCCGTCAACGTACAAGTGCGCCTTGCGACCGTTCGGGACCGTGATCCCCGTTCCAGCCGACGTCTTGACCGTAATACTCTGCGCGCCCGTGGTGTTGTTCTGGACGATGTACTGCTTCTGAATCGTCGGAACTACCAGCTCACGCGTCGCCGTCAAACTCACCGCAGACGTTACGTTCAGCACCAACGACCGTGCCGTCTGCGCCGCGTTCGTGTCTGTGTACGTCAGCGTCAGGTTGGCGTCCGAGGCATAGCTCGGGTTTCCATAGCCAACAATCGCTTGTTCAAGCGCCGTGCCGAGGTTCGTATTAGTGATCGTGCCCCACGTACCGGGGTTCTCGCCGGTCCCCTGAAGCTCTAGTTTCAGGTTGGTCGAATACGTGCTAGCCATCTCTAGTTCCTTTTAAGTAGGCACCTGCGTCCAAGATGCCGAGTGACTATCGTCAACTATAACCCAATTAGGCGTCTGTCCGTCATCTACCGGTCCCCAGACAAGCGGGGAGCCCACATAGCCCGTCGCAACTACGCCTGTGACATTGACATTAGGATTGCTCGTGACGGAAACCGTGACCGCGCCAATGGAAGAGATACCCGCTATGCCGGTAACCGTGGCCTCTGTAGAAATAGAAACGGAAACAGTTCCAACGTTTCCGGTACCAGACACGCCCGTGACGTTGACGTTGACGTTTGCCGATAGAACCAGTTCTGCAGGGGATCCGGTCAGCGAATAAATGCCCGGAGTCGTGTCCAGTTCAAGCAGCGAGACGTAGTCAAGCGTCGCCGACGAACCCGTCAGCGTGTAACTGCCGGCAGTCGTGTCAACTAGACGGTCGTAAAGAGTAGTCGCAGACGATCCGGTCAGCGTGTAACTGCCCGGGGTGGTGTCAATGCTCGCCCCGTAAGAAAGATTTGCGGACGAGCCCGTTAAGCTGTAACTGCCGGCAGTCGTATCAACTAGACGGTTGTATAGCGTCGTCGCGGACGATCCGGTCAGCGTGTAACTGCCCGGGGTCGTGTCCAGCGTAAGCGATGCGATCAGCTCAAGGGTCGCGGATACGCCAGTTAGGGTGTAACTACCGGGGGTGGTGTCAACGCTCGCCCCGTAAGAAAGATCTGCGGACGAGCCGGTTAAGCTGTAACTGCCGGCGGTGGTGTCAACCTGACGGTTGTAGAGCGTCGTCGCGGACGAACCGGTTAAGCTGTAACTACCGGCAGTGGTGTCAACCTGACGGTTGTAAAGTGTCGCCGCGGACGAACCGGTTAAGCTGTAACTGCCGGCGGTGGTGTCAACCTGACGGTTGTAAAGTGTCGTCGCGGACGAGCCGGTCAGCGTGTAAGAACCGGGGGTCGTGTCCAGCGAATAGGCTGTAGTTGCCGGCGCAACAACAACCTCGGCCCAAGCGATATCTACAAATCTGTCAGGACCAATCTCTGTCCACGTGATCTCTACCGCGTTAAACGCTATCCGTGGCTTTCTTATTCGCGCGCGAGGTGGCATTTAGATGTTGAACCTTGCGCGCAGGGCGTTGTAATTCTGAGCGACTTCGGTGGGCGTTAGGGCGCGGTTGTATAGCTGCTCAAAATAAATGTCACCTGGGAAGTAATTCATATAGCCTTTTAAGAATCCGATGTACAGCGGTCCAGATGTTGCTGGCAGAGTATTCAGACCAAATGTGTGGCTAGAAAAAGACGACCCGTTTTTATAAAAGATCAGGCTTCCTGCGTTATATGTCACCACATAGTTGTTTACGGAGCTTGTCCAGTAATTGAATGACGAACTTGTAGTCGTATACCCAAACCCAGAGCGCTTTGCATAAAAAATGACTTGGTTGTTAACAGGTGCGATTTGAAAACCAAAGTTTGCCGTCGCGCCTGCGTCGTTTTCTCCTTTTGTGCAAAAAATGCCATCGGTCGGTGAGCCGGATATTTTTGCCCAAACGTTGATAGTCAGTTGAGTCGTAAAGTCTGGCAAAGATGTTCCTAAGTTGGCGTAATCATTTGTCCCATCAAAACTTATCGCCCCGCCGCCGTCTCTTGTGTAAACCGGCCCGTTCGTAAGCGTCCCGTTATTTCCATAGCCACTCAGGTCGTACCAACTAGTCCCAGCAATCGGATACGACTGATAATTACCAGCATCCAGATGCAGAACCAACCCGTCAGTAACAATGCCGGGTGAAACGATGTTTGAACTGTTGGCATCACCAACGTTCAGCCCATCAAGGCGGTCCTCGTCGAATTGGTTAATCCCCCTTGGCATCTCAGCGTGCGTCCTTGTTCATGATTGAACCTCAAAGCGCAACCGAGCTGCTGTGCCCGTCGTGGTGACTGCAAGCTCATAGGTGGTGGCCGAGGTCGTAAGTGATTGCCACGAGCTGGTGCCAACCGTCGTGCCGGAACTGTCAAGCAGAAGCGCCCTTACCTGCCCGACACTGCCCGTGCGCCTAGCCCTTACTTTAATAGTATAAGAACCAGAGGCGAGGCTCGGGAAGATTCCGAAGATCGCGGGGCCGGGCGAGTCGGAGACCGAAGGACTCATGATGTAGTCCGTGTCGGATGCAGCGGTCTCGTCAATGTTCGCGTATAGCGCCGTGTTGTCGGGCGATCCAGTCCAACCGGTCACAGTAATGTCGCTGCTGGGGCGGGCGATGTCACCGCCAAACGCCCCGGGCTGTCTGACCCGCAAGGTCATTTAGATGTTGAACCTTGAGCGGGTGGCGTTGAAGTTTTGTTGGACTTCGGTGGGAGTTAGGGCGCGCCTATATATAGCAAGTTGTGGAATTTTTCCAACTAGACCATATTTGGTAAGGCCTTCACTCCGTCCGTCGCCCAAAAATAACGTGCTACTTTGAGACGTTCTCGAAACTCCTGATTGAGTTCCGTCTGAGCTTCCGTTTGTGTAAAACGTCAGCAAAGATCCGTTGACAAGTGTAAAACAAATTGAATACCAGTTGTTTATAAAAAAGTTCGATGTCCCATAGATATTGGAGTTTGACGTTGTAAACAAATTCTGTTTGGTGTTTCCGCTTCCGTCCGTTCTGAGTCCATAGTGAAAATCAGAAAGGGATGGATTTAACCATTTTGTCGAAACAATTTGAAACCCTTGGCCGCCATTAAATGCGGTTGGATATATCCACGCACAAACAGAAATATCGCCTTCTGGAAGCTTGTCTGTTCCAAAATTTACTTGTTGTGTTAATCCGTCAAATTGAAGTGCCCCACCGTTTTCAAGATTAAAAGTTGGCGAACCTTCTAGCGTTCCGTTTTTAAGGTTATCTGTAATGTCTCTAAAAACAGTCCCGCTTGTTGGGTACGAAACGCGATTTCCCGCGTCCACATAAAGCACAAGCCCATCCGTCACAATGCCCGGCGAGACAATGTTTGAGCTGTTGGCGTTCACGACGTTACGGCCTTGGATACGGCCCTCGTCTTGTGTGTTGACGCCTCTTGGCATTTAGCTGACGTCCTCGTTCCAAGGCGTGACGTAGAGTTCGTTGCCGCTGGCTGCGGTCGTGACGCCAAGGTTATTGATGATTGAGAAGCGCATGGAGAACGGATACAGGCGGACCATGTTTATCATGATCACCTTTGCGCTGCTCGCATCGTTGACAAGCGTCGTGTAGAGATCGCCACCGAACTTACCGTCTGCCGTGTCAGTGCCGTCGTTAAGCTGCACGCGTAGAGTAATCGATCCACCAGCAGACGGGTCGATGCTTCCCAGCTTGATCGTGATCAGGCCGTACAGGTTTTTGTTCGTGCTGTTGTCGTATGTGACCGTGCTGCTTTCAGAGCCGGTCGCAAGGCTGTTCGCAACGGTCGAAAGGATGTTGCTCGAACGAGCGCTTGGAGTCGCCCACTTTGCTGTAGCCATTATGCAA